TTTTAACAATTGGTTATACTGTTCATAAATGGGCATTACTACATAAGAAAAACAACCCATGAGAAGTATAAACGAAATTATAGTACATTGCTCTGCGACTAGAGAAGGTCAAGACATACCAGTTGAAACAATAAAAGAGTGGCACGTAGACGGTAGAGGATGGACAGACATAGGTTACCATTTTTACATAGAATTAGATGGTACTATTAAAAAAGGTAGAGATATAGATAAAACAGGAGCTCATTGCAAAGGGCACAATCGTAATTCTATAGGAATTTGTTATTGCGGTGGTGTAGAGAGCGATGGTAAGACACCAAAGGATACTAGAACAGAAACACAAAAAGAAAGCTTGTTACACGTCCTTAAAACATTAATGGCGATGTTCCCGCTTGCTACTATTTATTCACACAATGAGTTTGCTAATAAAGCATGCCCATCATTTGATGCGACGAAGGAATATGAAGATCTCTGAGAACACTGAGTTTAAGATTGATATAAAAACTGTAATTGGAATAATAATGTTTACTACTACAATAGTAGGTATGTATTATACATTACAAGAGGATATAGCAGAAGCTAAAACTTTACCACCAGTTGAAGTATCTCGTTTAGAGTATGAACTAAAAGAAGAGTGGAATGAAAAAATGATTATAGATTTAAGTGAAAGAGTTAATATGCTTGAGCAAATTGACGATGTTGCTTTTGAAGAAATAAGTATTCTTTCAACTTTAATAAAAGATGGTACTGAAAGTGATGGTAAGTTAGAGGAACTTAACAGACAACTAGAAGCTTTACAAAATAAAAAACCAAAAGTAATAGTTAAAGAAATTAAAGTAGATAAAAAAGGTAGAAAATTATAACTCATGGCAAAAAAGAGAACAAAGAAAAACATGAAAAATCCTTGTTGGAAAGGTTATGAAGCTATAGGTATGAAGAAAAAAGGCGGTAAAAAAGTACCTAACTGTGTGCCTGTTAAAGGAAAAAAGAAAAAATAATGGCAATAAGAAAAACTACAAAAGGTAAAGGTCGTAACTTTAGAAGCACAGAAGAAGGTGCTGGTATGACATCTAAAGGTGTTAAAGCCTATAGAAAAGCTAATCCTGGTAGTAAACTTAAAACCGCTGTAACTGGAAAAGTTAAAAAAGGCAGTAAGGCTGCTAAACGTAGAAAAGCTTTTTGTGCTAGATCCAAAGGTTGGAAAGGCGAAAGAGGTTTAGCTGCTAGAAAAAGATGGAAATGTTAAAATAAAATAAAGATGGCGTACGGTAAGAAAAAAATGACTAAAAAAACTACTAAAAAAAAGGTTGTAAAATCAAAGTCTAAAAAAACTAAAAAATAAAATAAAAACACAATTAAATGGAATCAAATGAATCAAAGGGTTTAGGAGACTCAATAGAAAAATTCACAACAGCTACTGGTATAAAAAAATTAGCAGACAAAATACCAGGTGGCTGCGGTTGTAAAGCTAGAAAAGAAAAATTAAATCAAATGTTTCCTTATGGAAAAAAAGAAACAAAAAAAGAAGTTTAATGAAACAAAGGTAGGTATTTTTTTAAAAGAAAAAGCTCCTAGCATTATAAATAAGTTAGGTGATTTTCTGCCAGATCAAGGTGGTCTTGGAATTGTAAAAAATATTATAACAAGTGATTCTAGTATAGAACCACAGGATAAAGAAATAGCTTTAAACCTGTTAGAACAGGACATAGCTGAAATGACCAATATTTCTAGTCGCTGGAAAAGTGACATGAGTTCAGATTCTTGGCTAAGTAAAAACACTCGTCCACTTACATTAATTTACCTTACTTTATCAATGACAATTTTAATGGTATTAGATTCAACTGTTATATTAGATATAAATAACGGTTGGGTATCATTACTTGAAGCTTTATTAATAACGGTATATGTAGCATACTTCGGAAGTCGTGGGGCTGAAAAAATAACAAAAATAAGAAAATAAAAAAAAATGAGTGTAATAGGAACAACACATAAACAACCAAGAGTTTTTGCACACGATGCAGTATCTCTTAGGAATTTACCAGGATGTATCTACAGAGGTATAACAAACATAGATTTAGTTAGCCAAAACGGAGGTTCTGGTTTTATGGCAGATCAGGTTTATAATGCTTTAACCACTGGTGCAGCTGGAACAGTTATACAAGTACAAGTTACTGCAGTAGACGTAGATGGTAAAATAGAATCATTGGATGTTTTAAATTCTAATTGTCAAAGTACTAATTTATCTCTTCTTGATAGTCTAACTGTTTTATGGGCGCCAGATGCAGATGGTGTATATGAAGAAGGTGAAGATGCTGTAGATTTTATAATAATTGATGGATTAGATAATACTAGTTGGGATTACGGGTGTCCTATATCACCAGCAGGAACTAGATTTCCACTAGAAGACCCAGTTCCAGCTTCTTATAGCCCAATGTTATCTTACAGACAAAAAGATTTAATAGATTTAAAATGTCTTGAATGTAGTTACAAAGCTTTAAGTCCTGGAGCTGCGTTATACATAGGATATGATTTAGAAAGTATTACGGTTACTATGGAAAGCGGTAACCAGACTACGTTTTACAACGTTCCAGCTGGTAGTTTTTTACCTGTTGCTGTTTTAACAGTTTGTCAAGCTAAAGCTATTGATGGCGATGAGGCTCCTACTGCCGAAGATTTAAAAGAATATATTACGTGCTTGTTTTAGGTAATAAAAATACTATTAATAACAGGTTAATGACAACTAGACACAAAAGAAAAAGTATTGTATCTAAGCAAACTTTGTTTAGTGTTATTTTGTCTTTTTTTAAACGTAGTAACTAGATAAATATGCCTATATTAAGCACTAAAAACACTATTGCCTGTGTTCGCTTGTTGAAAGGTTTGAAATCTCCTACTCCACCGGCACCAAGACCTGGAGATGATAAAATAATTCAAGAACTAGGAGAGGAACCTATTTATATATTGCTTGAAAACAGTTCTAGTACAGATTTTATAATACAAGAATAATGGCTAATAAAAAAATATCACAATTTACACCTCAAACTGACATAACTCAAATACAAGGTTTAGCTGGTTATGACCGCAATGAAAACATTAAAATTAGTGGTTCAGAACTAATAAGTTCTTTGATAAATAATGGACTTGGTGGCATACAAGGACCTCCTGGCGAGCAAGGTGAACAAGGTATACAAGGAGAAACAGGTATTCAAGGACCTCCAGGTGAACAAGGAGAAGATGGTGTGCGAGGTTCTCAAGGTCTGCGAGGTGAAAAAGGTGATCCAGGAGAACAAGGTGAACAAGGAGAAAGTGGCGCTAACGGAGCTCAGGGAATACAAGGAGTAAATGGAACTAATGGGACTAACGGAGCTCAGGGAGAAAGAGGAGAACCTGGAACAAACGGTAGAGATGGAGCTCAAGGAATACAAGGAGAGCCAGGAGAACAAGGTATTCAAGGATTACCTGGAGTTACAGGGGCGCAAGGTGGTGTAGGACCTGGTATTACACTTAAAGGTAATGTTGCTAATGTAAGTGATTTACCTGCAAGTGGAAATGCACAAGGAGACGCTTATATAGTACAATCAAATGATTCGATATGGATTTGGGATGGAGACGAATGGATTGATGGTGGGTCTATTCAAGGTCCTCAAGGGGTTCAGGGATTACCTGGAACAAACGGAACTAATGGAGCTAGAGGTATTCAAGGGGAAACTGGTGAACAAGGAGAGCAAGGTGAACCTGGAGTCGCTGGAGCTAGAGGACCAGCAGGAACTAACGGGACTAATGGAGCACAAGGAATACCTGGGGTTAATGGAACTAACGGTAGAGATGGAGCTAACGGATCACAAGGTGCTCAAGGTGAGCAAGGTGAAGAAGGAGCACAAGGTGCTCAAGGTCCAGCAGGTAGTCAAGGGCCAGCGGGCGCACAAGGTCCACAAGGTTTACAAGGCGACCCAGCTAAAACAGTTGACGTTATTGTTGATTTTGCTATTAATGAAGGTCCAATTACAAATATAGATTTAAACTCAAGAAGTGGTTGTGTAACTTTCACAACGGCATCTGGCTTTCAATTTGCGTTGGCTCCAGGAGAATGTAGACCTGAACTAAATCCAGATGATGAAGGTAGATAGGGTTAATAAATTAATTATCAAGTGATAGTATAAGTAATAACAATTAAATAAAATAAAATGAAAATAAAAGAAGAACACTTAAAAACAATTCAAGAACAACAATCAAAGTTGAATAATCTATTAAATCAAATAGGTTATGTTTCCGCACAAAAACATTCTTTACTTCACGACTTTTCTAAAGTAAATAAAGAAACTGAAGATTTTAAATCTATATTAGAAGAAGAGTATGGCTCGATAAATATAGACGTTACTACAGGTGAATATACTATAGTTGAAAAAGAAGCCAAGCTAGAAGTAGTTAAGGAGGACAAATAATGTCTACTGTTATAAGAAAAATTAGTATAGGATCTGATTACAAAAATGATGCCATGCATTATTCAGTAGGTCAAGAAGTTTATGGTGGTCACACTATATGTGACATACTAAATGACGAAGCTAAAGGTGAATATTCTATTTATATTAAAAAAGAGGGAGAGGTTTTACCTTGGAAAAGGTTTAATTCTAACATGGCAATAGCTGTAGAATATAATTTACACTACGGTGAATAGTATATATGACTATATAGTAAAACCAATAGGTGAAAGATACAACAATACTAAAAAAGTTGGTAATAAAAACTTAATTTTAAATACTAAAATAGAAACTTTTAAAGTTATCAACAAAAAAGCTATTGTAATTTCTACTCCATCTGGTTATAAACTACCTATAAAAAAAGGCGATATTGTCTACATACATCATAATGTATTTAGAAAATATTACAACATGAAAGGCAAACAGCAGAATAGTAGATCTTATTTTAAAGATGATATGTATTTTTGCTCACCAGATCAAATATATTTATATGAAAGAAATAAACAAAAATATTCTTTTATGGATAGGTGTTTTATTAAACCATTGGTTTCAAGTAAGATTGGTGAAAAGACTATTAAAAACATGGGCTTGCTTAAATATAGTAATAAAATATTAAGTAAGTTAGGTGTAAATGAAAACGATATAGTTAGCTTTCCTAATAAAAGAGAGTGGGAGTTTGTTATAGATGGTGAATTATTATATTGTATGAAATCTAAAGATATATTATTAAAACATGAACGTCAAGGAAACGAAGAAGAATATAATTCAAGCAGCACAACTTGCTGTCAAGGAGTTGATAAAAGTTGCAAAAGAGCCGATAGTGGATACGGGGGAAGATGTGACTGCGGATCGTTTGAAAAATGCCGCTGCAACAAAGAAGTTAGCTATATTTGATGCGTTTGAAATATTAACAAGAATTCAAGAAGAAGAAGATAAGTTAAGTGTAAAACCAAAAGAAGAAAAAGAAGAAAGAAATTTTAGAGGTTTTGCGGAAGGGCGTAGTAAATGACTTACATACAATCACTGTGGAAAAAAGTTGACAATGCTGTTAATGATAAAATATTTTCTAAAAATAATAGGTTTAAAAAATGGGAGTATGGTTATAACTCTGATTATGATTTTATAGTAATAAGTAAAACTGGAAAAATTGGACAAATCATTGAAATACAGAATCTCAGGATTGCTTTACCAGCAACAGATGAACCGTTTAAACGAAGTGAAGAAAAAGCGGAGCAATATTGGGAAAAACAAGAGTACCCAAAAGAACTAAGTAGAATTAAAAGTAGATTCGACTGGGAAGAATACCCAGCAGAATTTAAAGAAAAGTGGTACGATTACATAGATGCAGAGTTTAAAAGAAGAGAACAAGGTTACTGGTTCTATAATAATGGTACTCCTATTTATATTACTGGTACTCATTACATGTACTTACAATGGTCAAAGATCGACGTTGGCGCAGCCGATTACAGGGAAGCAAATAGATTATTCTTTATATTTTGGGAAGCATGTAAAGCAGATAACAGGTGTTACGGAATGTGCTACCTTAAAAACAGAAGATCTGGGTTTTCATTTATGTCCTCAGCTGAACTTGTTAACCAAGCAACAATATCTTCAGATGCTAGGTTTGGTATACTTTCAAAAACTGGATCAGATGCAAAGAAAATGTTTACAGATAAAGTTGTTCCAATATCCGTTAATTATCCATTTTTCTTCAAACCGATTCAAGATGGTATGGATAGGCCGAAGACTGAATTGGCATATAGGGTTCCAGCTTCAAAACTTACTAGACGTAAACTAGATGATAATGTAAAGTTAAAAGAATTAAGAGGCTTAGATACAACTATTGACTGGAAAAATACTGGTGACAACTCTTACGATGGTGAAAAGCTAAAATTATTAGCTCATGATGAAAGTGGTAAATGGGAAAGACCTGATAATATATTAAACAACTGGAGAGTTACAAAAACTACATTAAGACTAGGTCGTAGAATCGTAGGTAAATGTATGATGGGTTCAACTTCAAATGCTTTAGAAAAAGGTGGAAACAATTTCAAAAAATTATACGACAGTTCAAGCGTTACAAGAAGAAATAAAAACGGACAAACAGCTTCTGGATTGTATTCTTTATTCATCCCTATGGAATGGAACTACGAAGGATTCATGGATACTTTTGGATCACCTGTATTCGTTACGCCGAAAAATAAAACTTTCGGAGTTGACGGTATTGAAGTTACAACTGGAGTTATCGAACACTGGGAAAACGAAGTTGATGGATTAAAGGATGATCCTGATAGTTTAAATGAATATTACAGGCAATTTCCAAGAACTGAAAAACACGCTTTCAGAGATGAAATTAAATCTTCATTATTTAATTTAACTAAAATATACGAGCAAATAGATTTTAATGAAGAATTAAATAATACAGTGCAAACTACTATTGGTAATTTTCAATGGTCAAAAGGTATTAAAGACACTAGCGTTGTTTTTTTACCTTCTAAAAATGGTAGGTTTAATGTAAGCTGGGTTCCGCCATTGGATTTACAAAATAATGTAATTAATAAAAATGGAGTTAAACAACCAGGTAACGAGCATATTGGAGCATTCGGTTGTGATTCTTATGATATTAGCGGTACTGTTGACGGTCGTGGTTCTAAAGGAGCGTTACATGGATTAACAAAGTTTTCTTTAGAAGATGCGCCTCCTAATCACTTTTTTTTAGAATACATAGCTAGACCTCAAACAGCTGAAATATTTTTTGAAGACGTTTTAATGGCTTTGGTTTTTTATGGAATGCCTATACTAGCTGAAAATAACAAACCAAGACTATTGTACTATTTAAAAAGAAGAGGTTACAGGCAGTTTAGTATTAACAGGCCAGACAAAGTTTGGAATAAACTTTCTATAGCGGAAAAAGAAATAGGTGGTATACCAAACTCTAGTGAAGATATTAAACAAGTTCATGCTGCAGCTATTGAAGCCTATATAGAAGACTTTGTAGGCTTGAGAGAGTCTGGATACGGAGATATGTATCATCAGCGTACTTTAGAAGATTGGTCACAATTTGATATAAACAAAAGAACCAAACACGATGCTTCTATTAGTTCTGGCTTAGCAATAATGGCTTGTAATAAAAATAAATACAAACCAAACTTAAAAAGACAAGTTAAGAGCATTGATTTAGGTTTTAAAAGATATGACAACGACGGAGTAACTTCAAAAATAACATAATAAATGATTTACACTAATACACAAAGTTCCTTTCCTGATCAGGTAGTTCCCCAAGAAGAGAAAATGACACTTGACTATGGTTTGCAAGTAGGCAGAGCCATTGAGGGAGAGTGGTGGGCTGCTGGAGTTGGCGGAGCTAGATATACAAATAATTACAATGTGTTTCATAGAAGAAGGCTATATGCTAGAGCAGAGCAGTCTATACAAAAATACAAAGATGA